ACATCGTTAATAACGAATGCTTTATAATTGAATGTATCTTGTCTTTTGGGGTAATTTGGGTTTTGTGTAAGTTCTTTTTGTCCTTGGAAGAAGTATCTGTCTGCATGAACGCCGTAGTGACTGAGTATTTCTTTAACTCTTTCTTCAGCTTTGGCAACACGGCCTGTCATAACGACGGTATAGGTATCTGGATCGGCATGGAATCCACGTAAAGCGTTAGCTACAGGCACGTTAAGTTTTTCTGGTGATGGTTCGAATATGGGTGGATGTAATGTTTCTTTTCTTCCCCACCAACCTATTCTACGAAAGTCTTTTGGAAAGCCGTGAGCTAGTGCTGTGTCTTTATCGGGTATCATCCAAGCTTTTCCTGTAGCTTTTTCGTAATTAGGAATACCTTCTTCGGGCGGTGGCGTAAAGACTAGGGTATCATCGAAATCGAAGACAACCAGCTTATGAAAAGTCTCTGGAATGCTTTCTAGAAATTGCTTAAAGTTTAATGTGGTCATAGTATAGATATATTTATGCGAGAGTTCAAAGAATGGCTGCATGAAATTAATGCACAAGATGCCGCTCAATTTATCAAAGAGTGTAAGGATGGCATTGATGGCGAATTCAAATATTTGGTAGACCGTTTACAAGTCGGCCATGATCCAATGGGTTCTTTTGGTCGCCTAAAACAAATGGTCAACGCACATCTAGACCAATTAGGATACTATCTTGGCGGTCACAAGAACGTCTAAGGTTGTTTTAAGCTCTTACGGAACTTATCAGTTTCAATATGTCTAATCGCGTCCCCGAACTCTTCTCCTTGTGGCATTTTGCCGAGTAGTCCTACAATTTTAGGATTGACGACTTTTCTTCCAGAAGGATCATCGGTATAACCTTTGGTATCTAATTCGTGGGTTAGGAATGTATTAAGCACATTTTCTGGATGGGCATTCATTCTACCCCATGACTTAGCCATACTTGGAACCATGCCTGTTCTGTGGAATTTCTTCTTCATATCAAAGAATTTCTCATAGAACAATTGTGGGTTTTTGCCGTGATCGGAAATCCACTTAGAAAGTTCTATCAATGTAATGATATCACGGATTTCATCATTAGTCCAAGTTCCCTGACGCAGCATCCTTTCAATCTTGGCTGGTGGGTTATTTCTGAGTAACCAAGCAATTGCCAAGCGCGGTTCTTTCTTATCAGAAAAATCTTCTGGAGCATCTAACTTAAATTCCATATCAGGAAATACAGTATTAAGTAAACCTAAATCCTTAAAGGACTTAACGTATTGAATGGGATCAATATCAGGATGTTTTAGTCCTTTTAAGAACTCATCACGAATTCTTTCACGGCTGACTGCTGGTAAATCTTTTACATCGGCAATAGCTGATTTGACATCATCTGGAATCTTAGTACTCTTGCCGTGTGAAGCAATTTGACGAAGATAGCGCATTACTCTAAGTTGATCTTCTTCAATTCTTTCTCTTGGATTACCGACCCAATGAATTTCTCCTGCTCTTAAGTGATGTGCGCCACCGTGCGGATCAATTAACTTAGCATTCGGACCATCTGCACTGGTAAGCGGAATATACATAGCGTTTGCGGTGAAGTCGCGTCTTGCGGAATCATCATCTAAGCCACTAAATTCCATTTTGTCTGGAGTGCGTCCGTCGCCACTCTTAGAATCTTTTCTAAAGGTTGCTATTTCAAATTCTTCACCATTGACTCTAGCGCCAATGACGAATTCCTTGCCAGCGCGATCCCAGCCTTTAGCATAGAAAATTTTGCTTTTATTGCCTGGCTCTGGATGGCGTTCGTACTGTTTAGGCGCGTTCTTGCTGCCTTGTGGTTTTACTTCTGTAAAGCCATGACTTCTTAGAATTAAGCGTATTTCGTCTGGTGTGGCATCTGTTGCTAGATCATAGTCTTTGGCGGTCTTATTCATAAGGTGATCGCGGACTGCTCCACCGACTAAATATAAACCTTTTTTCTTTAATTTTGGGGTAGTTGCACCTTTTGCTGGATCTATGGTGGTTAACTTTTGAGGATAACCATCTGGTCCTGGTAGAGCAACTTTATCGCTATCAAGGAATGCTTTGACCAAAACACGTAGATTTGGATGGTTTTCGGCATCAATCACAAATGGCTTGAAATCCGAATCATCAGCGAGTTTTATTTCTGAAGCTGCCTTCTTTCCTTCAGCGGCTTCTCTCAATCCCATGAATTCTAAAAATGTAGTTCTCATAATACTTTAGGTATTTATGGCTTCCAACTAAATTTCCACAACAGCTTTCCCAGCTAGTTTACTGTATATATTCCAACCACTCAACACTAAATACTAAATATGGAAGAAAATAAAGATTTAGAAAAACTGATTCCACAGCTAAACGTAAACCTACCAGCAAACCAGAATCAGGAAGAAGAAAAGGCTTTGATTCCTGATGATGTGTGGATGGGGTGGTGCAGCGAGATTCTTAACATTTGCCGCCAAGATCGACAAGAAATTGACGATATAAAGAACAATCTTGTCGAAATGGTTATGAATGAAGGTGATCCAAGTTCAGCCACCAAGGAAGCCATGACGAAATGCCTAGAAATAAAAGCCAATATAGCTGACAAGATGGCAAAAGTTTTAGATTTGGCGACAAGAGTTAAGTTGAAGGAAAGAGATACTTTCCCACGTTATTTAGCGGCTCACCAGAATAATACTATTACTATAGGTAGTGGAGCAGAAAAAAGAGAGTTAATTAAGCAGATTCAGAAGTATCAGAAGGACAAGGAAAAAAATGAAGGACAGAATTAATCTTGAAGATTGGTTGGCGGAACAAGGTAATTACGCCACAGGTACAGATACGCCTCCAGGCACACAGGGTTCGGCCCAAATGGACCCTACTAATCCAACTGGACCAAATGCGCCCGCACAAAGTCCAAGTGGTGATCCTAATATAGCCAACATGCCGCCTGATGAGATGGGCAAATCTGATGAAGAACCAGACTACTCTGCTGACCCGCAATATCCAGATATGCCCGAAGATAAGAAACATCTTGATTTCGAGCAATGGAAAAAAGAATTTATAAACTCAGCCATTAAAGGCGACGTTCAAGAAATGAAAGGATTGTTACAAGACGTAAGAGAGAGAAATCTAGATTCTTATCAAAGGACGTTCGTAGATGACAATTATCAGATCGTTCAGTTTAGAGAATTTTCCAATATAGCTAAGGCTGGCAAAGAAATCAAAAAGCTTATCAAGGAAGACCTAGACCATAACAATCCAGGCACGTCAGTTGCTAATCACATGGTTGAAGTTTTACAAACTGATCCTCTCCTGAACAATATCTACATTAAATTAAGTGGTCTTCACAGAACGAAGGGTGACTATCACCGTAAATTTATAGCGGCAATCACTGGTTCGGTTCAGGTTGGCGGTGGTGCGGCGCAGGAAGACTTGATTTACAATGAAAAAGACTTCTCGATTAGAATGTCTACAAGGTTTAATGCACGTTTTGGTGACATGTACATTGGTAATTGGGCTTTAAGAAGTGATGATCCAGAGCGTTATTTAAAGCCGCCAGAGCTACAGAGATTGGAAGATGGTTCACCAGAAGAAAAGGACGTTTTGCGTCGAAGAATAGTAATGGAATCTATTGCTGAGACGTTCAAAACTCGCGCATTTATTATCAACGTTGCCGAGAGTGATGGAACAATTTACACAATCGGTTGGGATATTGCTACGTCTTTAAAGTCTGCCTACACAGACGGTCATTTGGTTGTAAGAACAAGCAAAGGTGATAGTTCTATGGCAATGATTGACGATGATGGTGCGATCATCAGTTTCGTTGATCTTAAGGTTATGTTTGTGAAGCATGGCGGTGAGGTAGAAGATGGCAAGCCTAAAGGTAAAGAGCATGAATTTATTGCTTGGAGAAATGGGCAATTGTTCTTAGTGGCTACTTTACAGGTTTTGAAGCAAGCGTCAGCGAGTTTCCCTGGTATGGTGATTAGAGAGACACCATACACAGGGAATCCATCCGATTTGAAGGTATTACAGCGATGTGTTCCTACGGTAGCGGATGTCCTTATGCGTCAATGCAGCTAGCCTTCAAATCGCTTATTGGCTTTAGTTTCCCTTCAAAATATGAAAGCGGGATGCTCCAATAAGGAGCGCCACCGTTGAATGGTTCTGCTTTGAAAAACTCGTTGTGTTGCTGGGCTATCTCTAGCGCTTCGGTAAAATGAAGCCAACCGTGAATCGTTTCAGTTTCTGCATGTCCTAATACCAATTTAGATTTAATCTTGTTAAAGTCTTGCGGCCTAATGATTACGTTCATATTACGCTCCTGCGTATTGCGAATTTCGCAATCATCGAACAAATCCGCCTTTTTAGTCTTCCATTGTTCGTGGTTTGGGACATACGGAATATCGAGTTCGTAATAAATAAGATTTTCTAATTTCAAGCCTCTTTTGGCATGTGAGACTTGCTTTGCATGTGATCTGCTTGCGCCTTGCCTGCCGTATTCTTGATTATTGCCCTTTTGTAGTCTTTGCGAAACCTGGAATTCGGCTTCAGCTTGTAATTCTTCTTCAGACCACTTTCGGGGAGCTTCAGTTTCATTCATGTTATTAAATCTCCTCTAAATTAGTTATAGACAGTTTACAATAAATTTCATCTAAGTCAACTCCAACGCCACAAATATTTAATTTCTTGCAAGCTAATAATGTTGTTCCTGCTCCAAGAAAAGGATCAAGAACTTTAATATCTTCTTTGATTCCATGTAATTTAATGCACATTTCTGGCAATTCTATAGGGAAGCCAGCAGGATGTTGTTTTTTGCTTTGAGTGGTTTTGTAGGGAATAAACCAAACGTTACCACGACACCGTAGGTCTTGGTCAGCATATCGTCCAATGTTACTTTTGTCGGCGTAAGGACAGCCGATAGCCAGTCGATCAAGCTTCACTTCACCAGTTTTAGTGAAATGGAAAATTGATTCATGTTGATTGTTCAGAAAGCGTTCACCAGGAACAGGTTTGAAGTGGCCGTAACTATCGTCCTTGATTGTTATGGACTTAACCCAAATGATATTGTTTTGAAGGGTCCATCCAGCATTCTTTGCAATTTGACACATTTCCATAGGAATGCGTGGAGTTTTACAACTGCCGCCGACATTAAGAAAGAAAGAACCATCGTCCTTCAAGACTCTAAATATGTTCTTGAGTATCACGTACATCCAGAGCCAATAATCTTCAAATTTCAAATTGTCTTCATAGGCGCTGTAATTAATTCCAAGGTTGTAGGGTGGGCTAGTTACAACTACATCGACTGATTTCTCAGGCATTTCCCGCATTTCAGCCAAGCAATTGTTACAAATTATTTTCTGCTTATTTACAATCCATTCCTGACGCATACCGAAATGTTACTATTTTTCGACCTGTTCAGCAATAGATAATTTGATGTTAAATTTCCAGGCATTTATTGACAAGAAAGAGCGAGAAGCCAAGAAACAACTCAAGATTATTGAGCATATTCTTACTTCCAATGGTTTTAAGGTTAAGGATCATCTGGACGATGATGACCCATTTCTCTTCGTTTACAATCCACAGAAGAACACATTCTTTGATGGTATTAGGGTTTACAAGATTGGTAGCAACCTTGCTTTCAGGGTGCAAAAGCAAGAAAAGACTGAGCCATTTGGTTCGGCTTATGACTTGCCGATTGAAGACATGTTCACAGATTTAATTACAGATTACAAGCCACATGAAGCTGGAAAGAAAATAATCCAGGCAGTAACAACAGAAGTAAAGAAGTTTTTCACAAAGAGTTCTCAAGCTGAAAAGGAATTAAGAGACAAAGAATTCGAAAGAACTGGCGATCCATTCGGTAAGGTTGTGGTAAGAAGTTCGGATTATGGAATGGATTACAGTAACTTGACGTATATGAAGGCATAAAAAGCAAAGGCGGCTGTTAAAGCCGCCTTTTTTGTTTACTTTGCTTTTTTACTTTCCTTCGCCAGACATCTTTAGACCGACTACGGCTAAAGCGGCCATTACACTCTGCCATGCGCCAGCGTAACCATGCTGCATAAATTCATACACAGCTAAGCCAAGCAAGCCCAAAGCGGAACCATAAACCAGTAAATCACCAACTTTATAATCCATGTTTGCTCCTTTGTTAATATATATAGTGTGGCAGATGGAATTTTCCCAGCTAATTTAGGAAATCTATGGCGAGCAATTGAGTGGCCGACACCAGCAATTGCGACTCCAAAGATAGTCCAAAAAGGAAGTATTATTAACTTTCACTATGTTGGACAAAGACAAGGACACCAGATACATGACTCGTATCCATTGGTCTTAGTTTCTGACATTTATAGCAATGCTGTTCGCGGTGTAAATCTTAATTATTTGACTCTTCCTTATGTGAAGGCGATGATAACCACCTTTTTAGAGCGGCCTTTTTCTTATAATATGGTAAAGGCGGATGATTATATAGTTGGGTCGCCACAGCCTCCAAATGGCGATGGAAAGCCAGGCGCATTTAGAAGTTACAAGAGAGCGGGAATAAGTCAGTTACGAATGATGGACAGCACTTTCTTAAGGGCGGTTGCGGCAGTATCTAGGTCGCTTAATCCTACGGAATTGGATCAGATTAGGATGCAACTTGAGCAATTGATGCGATTCCAGGTTAATCAGCCAGCGGCTCAGCCTGGACCTGAAGAGACGCCGCCAATGGTTTAAATTTATCTGTTCGTAACTAGATATAATAATGCAACTTGACTTTCGAGAATATGCATATAATGAGCTTCTGTGGAGTAATATATTTGCGGGTGGCAAACCAGGAAGATGGGGCGATATTAGCGCGCATCCGTCAGGCGCGGCAGCACTTCCTGGTGCCGCAGTTGGTGGCGCAATAGGCGGTTTACCTGGCGCATTAGCTGGCGGTGCAGCAACTTATGGCGCTCACAAGTTGTGGAATAGACAGCAACAGCCAGATCCGCGTCATTTTACTTATTATAGAGACGAAACTGGTAAAGTTCAACAAGGAAAGATAAGAGACGAATTTAAACACCTTTATGATCCCCGACAACTGCAACAAATGAGACAGGACGCAGAACGACAACGGTACGGTAGACAAATGGCCCAGCGCAGCGAATTTTACAAGTTGAATAATGATCCAAATGAACCATATTTCCATTGGCGAGATAACCAGGGACAGGTACATAAAAAATTAAAACAGGGCGAGTGGTGGCAACAGTGGCAACAACAGTATGGTCAGCAACCCCAACAGCAACCGTAATAAGGACTCAATCAAGATATGACGTTAGATGAATTCGGGCGAGAAATCAAAGCAAATATAAATGAATTGAAAGCTGCTTTAGAGAAAAGCACACTCCAAACAAAGGCGAGTACTGAAAAGACGGATGAAGGTACGCAACAACTTATAAAATTAAACCAGCAACTTAAAGCATTAATTGGTGACGACCTTAACAAAGAAATTACCAGTCTAAACAAACTATTGGTCAAGGTAAAAGACAATTACGCTGAGCAAAATGAGGTAATGAAAAAGTCCGAACAGGCAACAAAGGGACTTAATAAAGAACTAGAGGACTATGGCGATAACGTAACTTCATTCGGTGAAAGACTAGGAAGAGGACTAAGACAACTAGTTGGTGGTTTTGACGAACTCGGCACTTCACTTAAAGCAGCCGTACTGAAGCGCACGGATGTTAAAAGAGGCATTGTAGATGCGTTCTCTGTATTTGGCAATACGCTTAAGGGTATATTTAGAAAAGGCGCAGCGGCTACACAAGTTGCAGACACAATTGCTGCTGAAAAAGCTACTCAAATACCAGATACAGTTGCCGCTGAAAAACCTCTGTTCTCAATAGAGAAAGAACTGCAAGAACTTCCAAATGTTGACAATCTACAGGACTTGTGTGAATGCATATGCAAGTGTTTAGGAGTTAATTTCAAGAAAGTACAGACGATTGAACAGGGTACAAATAACGCAATCACGAAACAAGGTGCTAAAGAGGGTGGCTGGTTTAAAAATCTTATTTCTAAGATTAGTCTTAGAAAAGAAAAAATCCCTATGGACCCTGGCCAAGAAAAGTTAATGAATGAGATGCTACGGGAGCAGAGACTAGCAAAAAAGGCACAAGTAAAAGAATTCAACCAACAGCGAGCGGACAGATTTCGTCAAGCTGGCGTACAGAGAGGTGCTGGACTTGGGCGAGCTATCTTTGAAGAAAGACCAGCACAAAAAGTTGTAGAAGCATTCTGGCCGAAATTTGCACAGGCTGGTGGCGCTATTCTTTCATTTACTGGTGATCTACTGGAATCAATACCATTCGTGGGCGGCGCTTTAAAGGCTGTAGGCCATGCATTAGGTGGTTTCGCAGAAGGATTAATTAACTCGGTATTAAACCCAATAATTAGTCAAGTTGATGCTTTTTCTGACGCAATGGAAGCCATGTTTATTTCCAGGGGTGCAACTAACTTAGCTCCTGTGGTAAACATGGGTGAAGCAACTGCTCCTAGTGGAGAAGAATGGTCTATTATAACAAAAAGGTCAGCCGAATTTGGTCAGAATATTGATGCTGCAAGTAGAGCTTTGGAAACATTCTCTGTGCAGATGAGTGATGTCGCTGAAACTGGACAATCTTTCTCAATGATTCAGAAGACCATAGCTACTAATTTTAAGCGTGGAATTAGAGACGCAAAAGAATTAAAAAATATAAGCAAAGCCAGCTTACAAACAGCAACTTTGATTGGTGCAAATGCCGAACATACCGCAGAGTTATTTGCTGATTGGCACCAGAAATTAGGAATGTCTGGAAGTGATTTGCGCATTATGCAAACAAATCTTCGTGATGTTGCTAGAAGCACTGGTCTTTTTGGTGATGCATTAGTGCAAGTTGCCAAACAGTCAGAACAATTCATGCAGAACATGAGAGTGGCTGGCAATCTGACGACAACTGCCGCTCGACAGATAACAGAGCTAACAGCCAGGGGTAGATTGACTGGAACCGAAGCTGCGACAAGTCGATTATTGCAAACATTATCTACTGGCATTCTACGTGGCGGTGGTGGACCAAAAGAACAAGCGTTTGCCGCGATAGGCGGTGGTGCCAATATAGGATTACAACAGAAGGCGCTATATGGAACATTGCTCGATAGCGAAGATGCGGTACGTGAATTTGCTGAAAATTTGGAAGCATGGGGTGCAAGATTAGCAAAGGCAAGGCCAGGCGAATCTTTTGCTAAAGCTTTAGAGAGAATGACACCAGAACAACGTGCAAGACTTACGGCTGTTCTAGAGAACTCTATAGGTGTTGGTGCCGAAGAATTTAGAATCGTTATTGACAACTTGGCAAAAACTGGTGCGTCTTTCAATCAAAGACTAGCTGAGATTAACAAGCAAGTAGTGAATGAAAATGCCCAAAGAATGTCTCTGGATAAGATTAGAGAAGTTTTGGGCGACAAAGAAAGCGCCTATCGCAAGAGATTCGATGAAGCTTTAAAGGAATCTGGAGATGATGCTGGTAAGGCTATAGAAGAAGTTTTGAAGATGGTTAATCTACCAAGGGAAATTGCGAAACAGTTGGAAGGTCAAATAGGTTTACAACAAGCTCAATTCCAGAGACAAGAACTTTTGCTAAGCACAGGCTCAAGATTAATAGATGAATTCAACAAAAACATAGCTAAGGAAGGCACGGGGTTCCAGGACGCTATAGCTCCACTTACGAATAAGCAAAGCTATCAGGAATATATTACGGCAATCGGTGGTAACTTCAAGGATGGTGGTGATGCTTTAGAGAAAGCTTTAATGGATCAAGCGAAAATTCTACAGGAGCGTTCAAAGGACTTGGGCATTTCAGTAGAGAATATGCCGACAGGTGAAGAAATTAAGAAAGCTATCGTAGCTGCTCAAGGTGGAGACAGGGGAAAAGACCTTAAGAATATTGCCACTCAGTTCCAAAGAATTCAGGGTGCTATTGCACTACAAGCAAAGCGAAGGGCCGATCCTATACTTGATATAAGCATAACACTGAAAGAAATTCAAGGCGCTATTTTATCATTTATACAATCGAAAGTTTTCCAAGGCTTACAATTGTTAGGGTCGTTTATTGAAGACCTTAAAAAACAACCATTTTGGGAAGCTTTCTCCAAGGGCGACCTGCAAAAAGGTTTCTCATTATTAGGAGATTGGGTTAAGAATCTTCCTAAGTACATAGCAGAAGTATTTGCTCAACTTAAGACGATTTCAAGCACACCAGAATTCCAGCTATTTATAACTGGATTACTTAAAGGTTTTCTTGAATTTAATGATAAGTTGTTTGAGTGGCTTGGCGAGAGTCTTAAGGAAGCCGCGCCTAAATTGTCCAAATTCATCCTAGACCTTAAAAAGACCTTCGAAGAAACTGATTGGGGTGAAGTTGGTGAAAACATAGGTATTTTGTTTGCGACAATAACCGCTCCAGAGACAATAGCCTCAATTACAGCGTTAGTCGTATCTATTAAGGGACTTGCCGAAGCGGGTGAAGGAGCTTTGAAGTTCTTTAAAGAGTTAAGCCCGACATTAAAAATATTCAAAGACTATGTGGTTCTCAATAACAAAGAAGGCAAGCTAGCGTTTGAGGAGAATTTGGCAAATGCTAGACTTGCGAACCAAGGTATCGGTGGTGTTTGGGAAGAATTAATGAATATGATAGTGCAAAATACAAGGGCTGGTTTTGCGCTTATTCGCGGCGATTTCGACGGATTATGGGATGCAATTAAATCTGGAATAACTTCTGCTATAAGAGTACTCCAAAAGGTTATTATTGGTATGGTAGAGTTGGTAGTAACTGCAATGGAAAAGTTGCATTTACCTGGATCTGCGGGTGCGCGTGAAGAGTTGGACACAATTAAGCTAGGTATGAAGATACAAGACACAATAATAGCGGCGGAAGTTCAAGCTAGAAAAAAACTTAATACCATAAATGATGCTTTCTTGAAAACAACAAGTCGGAATTTAAAGCTGGCTGGCAAAACTAATGAAGAAGTACAGCAAACCATAGTTAACATGGGCGACTGGAGTAAAGAGAATTTTGGTAAAATCGCAGAAGCAGCAGATATACCAACTTTGGAGACAGAGTACGAAAAATTAAATAAGGAAATTCAAAATAATATTACTAAGGCTTATGCTCAATGGGCCTTGACAGAAGACGAAAAGGTTAAGAAAGAGAAATTAGAATATATTGAAAGCGAAAAGATTTATAGAGCAAGACTAGACATTCTAAAGAAGACCCGCGAAACTATGTTATTGGAACAAGCCGCAATCGAACAAAACAAATCAGCCGCCAAAGACTTCTTGGACGCCAACAAGATTGCCTACAAAGCAGCACAAGATTTTAATTACGAGGCAAGAAAGGCGGCATTTACTCCTGAACAAGCCAAGGCAGAAGAAGCGGCGAAAGCAAGATTCCAACAACTTGGCGGTGGCGAGACATACAGACAAGCGAAGATAGACCAAATAGTGAAAGAATTAGGAGCCTTAAAGCCACAAGAATTTGCGGCGAAAGCGCAGTCAAGCGAGATTGCAAAACGAGTTATGGAGGAAAAGACGCCACAGGAAAGAAAAATACTAGCTGGATCTTTTATAAAAACTTTGGAAGAAGGTATAGACATCGACAAGATGACATACGAAGAGTACGTTAAGACTTTAGAGCAAATCAGTCTTTTAAAGAAATTGCAAGAGCAGTTCACCAAAGAGGCATTAAAGAAAGGTTCCATTTTCGTACAAGATGTTGATCTTCTAAAAAGCGTAGATTATGGCGTAGAAATGCTCGGTGACATTTATGATGGCATGGATGATCTTACAGAGATGTTCAGTGATTTTAAGAACAGTATGGACGATGTTACAACGATGTTCAGTGAAATTAATGATAATATCAACACTTTGCAGGAAGCAAATGTAACAGCAACCGCTAAACTTCCAACCAGTGCTATTGAAGAACAACTAAAGAGACAGTATGCAGAAATGGACCCTGAAGCTGAAGAAATGAGCCAAATAGAGAGCAATACTAGAGATACAGCAGCTTCGAACAGACAGATAGTTGGGGCTTTAAGGGCTATTGGAAGAATGCTTGCCAATAGAAGGAAATCGTCAGATTTGAACTTACCTGAAATGCAAGATACAGTATTTTGGGACGAAATTGTAAATACAGAGTGGCCTGGAGCAAGACAGGGTAGAATCGTCGGTTTGGAATTAGATTATACAGATTTAGCATAAGGAGATGAATGCCACGCGCAACTAATCAAGATGGGTCATTAGCCTATCTAAATTATACTGCATCAGGCGGCGGTGAATGTAAGATCGTTACACCGTGCGGTACTATCTGTTTAAAGATATTGCCAGATATTACAGACAGCAAGACAGCACAGTACGTAAACGAACCTATTCCTGGTCGTTCTACCCCACTTATTTCCTATGCTTATTCCGATCCAAGAACAATTTCGACAGAATTACACTTCATGATAACGAAGTTCAGTGATATTCAAGAGAACATGCGTAATCTTAGAATCATACAAAACCTAGTTTATCCTGGCGCATCGGCAGCAGCCGCTCCATTTACACCCCCGCCTGTAGTTAAATTTGTTTGTGGAAGTTTAATGGATGGTGGACCAGCTTCTGCTGGTGGTGGAGTATGTCTGGTGTTAAAAAGCTATAGCGTAAGATATGATCCTGGTGTCGCTTGGGATCCAACTACGTTTTTACCTTATAGATTTACTATCAGTTGTAGTTGGGAAGTTGTTTACTCCTGTATTAATTTACCATCGAACAGATGCGTTGCTGGCGGTTTTAATAATGTATTTTTCCCTGGCGATCAACCTTCTCAGGGCAATCAGTTTTATCAGAAAAGGATGAGCTAATGCCAGAAATAATTTACACAGGACAACAAGGAAACAAATACGTAGAAGCGACCAGCAGATACAGTTACAGTAATGTAATTAGATACAATGGAAACACAGCTTTCGCCATATATAAAAGAAAGAAACTACCATTCGTTCCGACTGATAAACATTACGATATAACTAAGGAAGTGGAATACAGACCAGATAAAGTTTCCAGAATCTTTTACGGCACACCGACTTATTGGTGGAAAATTATGGAAATGAACGGAATGAAGGACATATTAGAGTTTAAAGCTGGCGTAGTCATTAGATTACCTGGCGGCTTTTTAATGTAAAGGATATTTATGCCATCAGCAACCCCAACAAAACCGCCATTATGTACTACTTATCCAACCAATGATCCAGACTTTATAAGCACTCCACAATTCTTGGGTAATTATTATTGTTGTGTTCCTAATAAACAGTCTACGGGTTCTGGATTGGTTTGTAATAATCCAAGCACTCCAAGTTCGGGTGGTTGTGCCGATGCTTTTATATCTTGTGACAATGCTCCTAATGGACGCTGCACCATTCTAAGTAGTTCGTCAGTTTGTAACAATTTCACTTTTCCTACTGTTAATGGTGAAGGTGCGCCGATGTTAAAGACCCCTTTAAATGGCACAACAATGGCCCCATTCGCCAAAATAGCATTTGAACAGTATAACGACGATGGTTGTATAAATGTTGAAGCAACTGCTCAAACGATAATAACTATGGGTAATTGTTCCCAATGCGGTGCGGTTGGTCCATCGGCAGGTCTAAGTGATCGTTGTGCAACTTCTCAATTTGAAACTATGTGTTTCTCTTGCGGTGCGCAAAGAAAAATTTGTAGTGATGAAATTTGTAAAGCCGCTATTAAATCTTTTCAATATGGTTTTGGCGTAAAACAACAAGGGAATACCTGCAAAGTAGTGATCGTTGATGAAAAAGGCGCTGAATTTTCCACATGGGTACAAAGAATAGTTAAAAATCTTGAAGGTGCAGCTACGCCAGTATCAGGTGTTTATAGAATGAAATGCCAGTTCGGATGGTATATTACTGGTGGCGACCCCGCTGATATGTGTGGTCAAGACGCGATGATACCAAGCCCTTACAGTCCAACTAACCCAGCACCACCTGGAATGAATACAGCTTATCTTGTTTTGAGTCCAGTAATGTATTTCCTTCCTAACTGGATTAATGTGAACTTCGACCGCAACAAATTTATCTACACGTTAGAAGGTATAGATACGCTTGCAAGAGGACAAGAAACTTTCCAAAGCAAGACATATGGCAATAACGACAACCCAATGTATTTAACAAGGGCAATAGAGCAATTAGGAAGAGACTCACAGCCACAATTTAGAGTTCAATTTAGAGCATTAGACTCACAAGGAAGAATTATAGATTTGCAGTTTGTAAAAAGAGATAACAAACCTGGAGACAGGTCTTGCGCGTGCGAACAAAATGGAGACGGATTAGGTTATGGTCCACTTGGCGTTTGGCGAACAGGAAATAAGCCACCATTAGAAGCAGTTAACGATTGGTTAACTTCTTGGGGAGTTGCGGCCTTTGACACAAGTGGTTATACCCAAAGCGCTTTCGGCAGAGTAGGCATCACAACTAATTATGATTCTACTTTTAAAGCTGGTTCGGTACTTCCTACTGTTGGTAGCCTATGTTGTGCTGATGCTGGTTTTGCAGACTGTGGCCAAGTGGCGTCTTGCACTAATGATGGCGGTGGAATAGATGCTTCGGAAAAGCTGACATGTCCTGCGACAAATCCTAGTTGTTTGCCGCAATATGGCTCATTACTTGTATGGGCTGATAGTTTGGTTTGGTGTAATAATAACCTATCTGATACTTTTTGGGACAGTCGAATGAAGGCCGTCTATTTGGTTAACGGCGGCAATTGTGGAAGTCCAGTATTATCATTTAATCCATCGTTAAGATGGCACTTTTATGCTGGCTTGGCAACAGGTGGCGCTATCGTTCCCGCAAATGGTAAAGCTCAGCGTCAAGTAGAAGGTTTGGTCAAGACTAATTGCCGTATTGCTTCTTCAAATGGTCCAGCAAAGGTGAACACAGTAACTGCAACTGACATCTTAAATAAGATGGGAGACGAAAAAGGGGCTGTTCAGCAGGCGGCAGTGCTTCACACGATGGCAAATTTACCTATGCAAGCCATAGAAGCAGAGCTAGTTGTTCAAGGTGATCCGAGTCCTTGGTTATGTAGTCCACTTCTTGCGTATGGTAGATCAGTCGGAATAGTCTTCATTAACCCATTCTTTTTGGACCTACAAGACAACACAACTGGTTGCCCGATATGGTCAGCGTGTGATCCAGATCCGCAGAACCCTGGACAGTGTACTGCTGACTCATCGCTTTGTAACAATATATTAACCAACAAGGGCTGGCTTATTTTAGGCGTAGACCACCAAATTTCAGATGGAAAATACATTACTAGTATTAAATTATATTTGCCAGCGCCAGGCGCGGAAACACAGGACTCAAGTGTTAAAGTTCCGCCAGTGCCACCTGTGCCACCAGGAGATCCGCCAGTGCCAGGCACAGCAGTCGCTTTGGGTGGTTGGGATGGTGGAAATCCCACCGCCGCTAATAATACAATGCCTTATGGTGGACGTTTTTCTCCAATAAGCAGTTATGCGATTGGATCTGATTCGGCTGGATGGGTCAACGCTGGCATTCAGCCAAATTTCCCTGTATGGGTTGGTGGCGGTGAAGCTGGCGAGGATGGCTATGATATACCTCCTGATATTCCAGATGAAGAAATAGTATGAACATTAAAGAACATTTTAAAAAAATATACGATAAGCTTGAAAAACATGAAAGAAGATTAAAGGAAACTACAGCCAAAGAGCTTTTCAGGAAGTTTTTCAAGAGAAAAATTAACTTCATGCATCAGAAGAATGCCTATTACGGCATTCATCTTGCATTATGTGTAGATACCCGCGATCCGCTTAAGCAAAATAGAGTTAAATATTTCAGTCCATCTCTAGACATTCCGTTGCAATATAGCTCTGTAACACTTGAAGACGGCAGTACTGGTCCTAGTCAAGCGACAAAAATTTCTGAATTGGATTGGGCTTATCCAATATCATCAATGGGTGGTTTCGATGATGCTGGATTAAGCTGGGTGCCGCCTGCGGGTTCTATGCTATGTATTTTCTTCATGCACGGAAGCTCAAACATGGCATTCTACGCGGGAACAACTTGGTATAGAAATAAAGGACCAATTCAGCACGATATTTGGAATTATCATATTCCCGAATATTACAAGATTTGGGAAGGTCATAGAAGCGGTTATATGGTTGGTCCAAATGATGAATCTCAGGTTTTCCCATTAAACAATACAGACAATTATCAAGGACTAGATGTTGATTCTATAATTGAAGCAGACGGCACAACAGACGCAGAAACCAAGACAACATGGCCGCATCAATATAGCATATCAACACCAGAGAAACACAGATGGATAATGGATGACGGTGATCCAAAATGTAACAGAAGATGGAAAAGAATGGAAATAATTTCCAGTATGGGAAATTTATTTCTTATGAAAGATGATCCATATCATCCTTGTGGAGAATGGCTAAATCCGAAATGCTCTATATCTTACACGGATGTAGTGCCAGATACATGTTCTGTTTCAATGACAATTTACACTGATCCTATCAACAATTTTATTTCTATTTCCACAATACAAGTACCAGTTCCGTGTGCGCAAGGTCCAAGCAATTGTAATGCGATATCAGACACGCCTAGTCTAACACTAGATCAAGAATATTTTGGTACTGGCAAGCTAACGTTGGATTCTACCTTTGTTAATGCCCCAGGATCAAATGGCATTCCTTCCATTACTGGTAGAGAGGATTGGTGTCCTTCAAAAACGCCCTTCATTAATGTGGCTCAACCAAATATACCAACCAGTTGTCTTAATGGAATAATTAATGTGCCAGACATGTGTTTTAGTTTCAATAATATAGGTAAGAATCGGTATCAAAAACATAGACATGAGTGTTTTCCTTATTTTTGCCAAGATTGTGGACTTAATCAATCTGGAATACAAGTTCGCGCCCGTTCGGGGGCTACTATAGTTTTCGATGATTCTGTAGAAGTGCCAAGGGGAAGGCCCGAATGGGAGCAAACTTTAAAACCGTTTGATATGGATGGTTGCACTGGCAATTTCCGTGGCCGCACCTACTGGCGATCAGCCACAGGTGCGGTCATAGAATTAAACGATTGGGAAGACCAACCTAAGTTAAGAGGCGCAAGAAACGGAATCAGACTAGCAACCGCATGTGCAAATGAAATCTGTCTGAATGACCAAACATTACCAGGCAACATAGCTGGACCTTTAAACGGCATTCACATGAAAACCAATGCCAACCATACATTTGATATGGTTAATGATATGAACAGATTGCATTGTGCTGAGCGTCGTGGATGTATAGGCAAATCTGGTGCTTACGCAAAGAATGCTTTTATAAAGCTAAGAAGCGGCTACGGTATAGAAATGACAATGTTCGATGGCGATCAGACTAAAACAGACCAACAGTATTTCCAGATTATGTCACCACAGACAGATAATCTTGTTCGTGGACCACATGTTTTACACATGCAAGAAACTGCCAATGGACCAGGACAGGTATTTTTGCGGGCTGGCGGTGATCTAGTCGTTTATTCTTATGATAAGTTTGTTGAAGTGGTGGGAGAAGAGAAAGATAACCCATCAGATAAGATGGAGTTTATTTCAAGAAACAAATTAGTAAGCACTAAGAATCTTTATTACAACAAGGCTGGAATGCATGTTCTTTGGGCGGATGACAAGATACTTCTATTGGCTGGAAAAGATTGTGTTGCTGATGATGGGTCGGCACAGCCATGTATATATCCAGTAGCGGTTTGCACGAAGCAAATACCAGATTTTATTAGTGCGGCGACTGGCATTGTTGCTTCCGAGCATGTTTTTGCGTCCGCGCTACAAGATCCAGCTAATGATTGCGAAGGAATTGCAAGTGATTCATAAGCAGTCTTACTAAATATAATAGTAATGAATGTAATAAGGGGTATTGCTTACCCATTAACGAAACACCCACAAGGATTCTTTCATAATGCTGCAAGCGATTTAGCACAAATTAAATCGGCTATGGCTACAATTATTTTGACAGAGCCAGGCGAGCGCATTTTTGAGCCTTATTTTGGCGTAGAGTTCAGAACAATAAACCTAAATCAGCCAGCCGAAATGGTATCAAACGAAGCAAGAATGAGAATTGCTGTGGCTTTGAAGAAATGGGAAAAAAGAGTTCAAGTTGATGGTGTGGAGATAGAGTTAACAAAGACAGAGGACGATATTTTAGTTCTTAAAATACAGGTATATTTTATTGATCCGAACGATATTAAAAATACCCAAGGTTTATTGCTATACAAGTCATTAGGTCCAGCAAACGGAAAAGCTATGCCGTTTTAGAATATAGGAGAGATATGGCCCAATTGTGTCCGTTTAATGTTACGCCTTTGGCAATGCCCAGGTTAGCGAATAAGTTATCATTTCAAAATGCAAATTATACGAGCCAGGATTACAACTCTCTAAAAGCCAGATTAATTACCTTGCTTAAGAATAATTTCGCCAAGGACTATAATGACATATCAGAATCATCATTGGCTGTCATGTTAATAGAATGTTGGGCGGCGATTGCCGATATGCTCTCTTTTAAGATTGACCAGTTAGCCAACGAATTTTTTATAGACACAGTATCAGAAGTAGAGAATGTTTTCAGACTAACCAAACTAGTTGGTTTCAAGCCCTTGCCACCATTGCCATCAAAAGCTATGTTTATGGCAAAAACAAATAGTGTTTACTCCAGAGACATAGTATTAAAATGTCCAGTTGTTGTGGATTTAAAAGAACTAGGAATGAATGTAATATATGAATTGTATCCAGCGGGACCAAATAATAATCCTGTATTCGGTGCAGATATTGTAATTCCAGCGGGTCAAATGTTTACAGAAGCTATTGTCGGTCTAGAAGGAGCGACAAGAACTACTACATTTACGGCTGACGGCACAGCTAATCAAGTCTTCACATTGCCTTTTGAGAACGTTTACTACAAATCAATTAGTGTGGCTATAGATGGTGTGATTTGGCAAGAAGTAGAGAGTTTTAGCAGGAGTGCCAAACCAGAATACATGGTAGATTATGAAGCCTATTACAAGCCGTCGATCATTTTTGGCGATAATATTGCGGGCTTAGCTCCAAGAGTCGGAAGTAACATTTTAGTTAAATATAGACTGCCTAATCACTATACTACCGAAGTAATCAGCGGAGCGTTCGATACTAAAGTCTTCACGGAATTAGCGGGTATTAATAGCCATGTGGTTGTAAGCATTAAAAATTATACAAAGAGCGAATACGGATATCCAGGCGACGATCTATTTACAATCAAGAAGAAACTACCGAAATATATCATGAGCCAGAACCGTGCGGTAACTGGCGCTGACTACAAATTCCTGGTAGACTCTTTTGCAATGCCTTATGATGGCGCTATTGCTAAATCTAATATAGTTTTAAGAAATCACGGCTGCGCGGGCAATGTGATTGATATAATAGTTCTAGCTAAGACAGCAGAATATAGAATGGTGAGAGCAAACGACAACTTGAAAACACAGTTATTGGCCTATATCAATAAAAAGAAAATTTTCACTGACCACGTATGCATAAAAGATGGCGAAATCATCTCTGTAGATTTAAACATAGACATAAATCTGAACAAATCGCAGAGAAACATTGAACCTGAAATCAGAGCTAAAGCTATTAATGCGCTTGAAATGTTCTTCGCTTTAGAAAATTGGGAATTTGGTCAATCTTTGAAGGAAAAAGACATTGTAAAGGTGCTTGCTGGTATCAAAGAAATTAGAAACATAGAAGTCGGTTTTACTTCAAGCAGAAGTATCGAAAAGGGGAGTGGTACTGAACCTGTTGTGACTGCTAGATATAATGAGATTGTCAGACCAGATAATATAAATATAAGCTTTGTTTATGAGGATGAGGTTTAATGAGTTTTTCTTATTACAAAGGATTCCCAAAAATTAGTGAGGTTGTAGGTTTTGACATAGAAACCTATAACGATGATGGCGTATTGGTTGTCCCATATTCAGTAGATCAAATAGTGATTTATCATGTTGAAAAAGATAAAGAACGACCAAATGATCTAGTTTTAGAAGACAAAATTTATAATAGCGATTTGGAAGAAGAATACACTAGGCTAAAAAGCGAACTTCAAGAGGATATCATAACTGACGCAAAGCCATTAACACAGCTTATAGCCACAATGGAAAAAACGGCTAAAATAAATGCGATTAGATATTCCGATGCCAAAGTTGTTATGCGAACCACTTCCCCCATCTGGACTGCCGATGGTAAAGCGAGAAAGATAGTACAAGCAAAAAACCAAAGTCAAAAAGAAATTCCTGGCAAATTCTGGTTTTTCTGGAAACCTGAAGGAATGCGAGAAGGAACTTATTTCATCAGGTGGACATGGCGATTAAGTGAAAAAGCTAAGCCAAAATACGATAACAAGGTATTCACACTCTACCCACCAGAAGAAAAAGTTAACAGCGTTTATAGTAAATTTGCGCCGCGTGAAAAATACAACTTTTTGATGGACAAGTATATTCCACCTATGTATCACACCGCCACAACACCAAACGATATTACACCAGAAGTACTAGTTAAGTTTAATCGGGCTGTAGCACAATGCTTCTTAGAACTAGACGATTTGGCTGTCGGCCTGATAGACGTATTAAGTCCAACCTACACGCCAGTCAATATGTTACCAGTTCTAGCCAACTTCTTTCATGTCGATCTTAAATCACAAAGTTCAGCCGTTTGGAGAAACCAAATCAAGAATGCGATTCCGCTTTACAAAGAAAAAGGAACATTTGAAGGACTTAGGAAAGCATTAGACAATATCGACGTTACGCTACACAAGTTAACAAATCTCTGGCAAGTTGTCTCCCCGTATACATGGACTGATGGGTTTGTGGTTGATAAAGATATTAAAGAAGGACTGGTTGGATATTTGACAAAGCGGCCATTGGATGATGAGGAACCAGACTTTGAAATTTCTTTAAAGTCAGAGGATGAGGATTACATTCTTCTACCAAAAACAATTATAAAGTTACAAGAAACATATGTTCCAGAAGCAAGAGTGGCAATAATTTGGGCGGGCGATGTTCAAGATCCACCGATTGAGTTATTCCAAGGAGACATTTTACGAATAAGATACAAATATAATGAAATTCCAGAAAATTCTCGTTCAGTCGAGAACTACATCAGAAACTTACCATTAGCTGATAGCCGAGACGAAGGTAAGACAAAACTGCCCCTAAAAAATTGGAATGTAAAATTAATCGAAGAAGACGATCCTTTGTTCTCTTTGCTTATTTCGGAAAAACATCCACTTGCTGACAATGTTGTTTTCGGCAAAATTAGAACTACTTTTCTTTACAGCGAAAAGGCTTTCAATATGGACAGTTATAACGGAAGTCTTTTTAATTCCAATAACCCATGTCATATAGACAAGGACTTTGTTGACACCTGTAGTGGTGGACAAAGCAGCAAGTTTAGTGTCTACCTAGAGTTAAAAGAAATGAGTGACGATAAGATAAGGGAAATAAAGGATACTATAACCGATTATTCACCATTTCACGCTATTTTACATAGTATTAACATTAATCACAAAATTACCGATCTTGTCTTACCACCGCTTGAAAAAATAAAGATCAATGTCAATGGTGGCTCAAAGCCTAATTCTGTAGATAAAGTTGAATGTAACGATGCAATTTATCGTCAAATAAAGTATAAAGATGGAAGACAAGAGAATGGGAGAGTAGCTTAATGATAGAGTGTATCACTGGAAGAGGTTTCATAACGGCGACCGTTAAATATAAAAGCGGAAAGATACATACTCTTTCTTATAAAAATCAACTTCTTAATAGCGGCAAGGGGTTCCTGACTAAATGCTTGTTAGAAGGGGCAAAGCCGCACATAACTAACATATTATTTGGTGATGGTGGCACTGTTTCAGGCCAGCCAAAAGAAGTGTTGCCTACTCAAGAAGGATTAAATGGAGTTGTTAGATTAAGAAAGCCAGTCATCGCCCAAATAGATCCAGAATCTCCAAATCAGGCCATTTTCTCAACTGTTCTTGGAGAACAAGAAGGAAATGGTTTCACAATCAATGAAATGGCGCTAGAGATGAGCGACGAGAAACTATTCAGTCTTTCAACATTTCTAGATTTTAACAAAACCAGCGATATAGAAAGCATTGGCTATTGCTGGTTTGTTGTGTTTATCTAATAGGTTTGTAATGTATCAATATAAAAATATCAATTTCGGTTTTGTAATTATTTGTCCAGTTTGCAATTCACGACACTTAAAAAGCACAATAAGTTCTGTTGATTCGTATTATTCTACGACGAATAAACTGGTTGTCTTACCTAAAGAGTGCAAAGAAGAGATTAGAATTAAGAAGTGTTTTAGTGATTCGGCACTTGCGAGTATGATTAATACTGGCATGTCGAAAACAGAATGCACAGAATGGAATTTTATAATCTTTGCAGGCGGTGTAGTCAAGGCAAGACTGGAACTCAAGTATTCATGCTTTATAGACAATCAAAAAGAAATATTGTTCCCAATAATCGGAAGAAAATTAAATTTTGCCGAGTCTGAATTTACACTCCTCCTAATACACAAAAAATCATTCGATGAAATTGGCGATTTCCCAAAAGAAAACTCTTTTGAAACAAGTAAAATTAAATGGGCGGCTACCGCTTTAGAAAAAGGCTATAGGTTTAAGGGTATCGTAGGTGGCAAGCCTTTTTACACCATTCCATAAATAAAGTGCCAGCGATTATTAGTCTTGTGTCGTCCACGGTCTACTTCATCCAAATAGGCATAAAGTTCTTCCCAAGAACCGAACATGCATTCTGGTGGTATGAAGCCATAGTACCACAGTGGAACAAATTCTTTACCTTGCGGACAAACTAACAACGTTGGCTTCTTAGCGTTATTGCTGTTAATTATCTCATGGTGTGTGCCAGTAGTGGGAACTTTATAAGGAACATAGGCAATTAAGAAATCAGCACGATCTACCATCGACAAATCTTTACGCACAAAGCATTTGGCAATTCTGACAATCGTATCAAAATCTTTATTACTGCGAGCTTTATAAAGTTCCTCTGCCCAAACTTGTTTCGGATCGGCAAAAGGGTCAAAAAGATCAATGCCAAATCGCTCAGTTAGAACTTGCTTTGGTTCATCCCGCCAGTTAGGTCCAGAACCGTTTTCTATTGGACCAGAAAGATAACACCTTTTGCCGTGTAGAAATCCATGCCTTTCCTGCCATCCAAAAATGGAAGAAAGTACCGATTTGAACCAGTCAGCTATTTTCTTTTTATCCATTGTGACGCCCTAAACTATAATAGATAACTAGAGGATCAAAAAATGTCAACCAATGAGTTTTACGAGAAATTGGATAAATTATCTGCCAAAGCGCCTGAAAACAGGCATAGTTACTACCAGCTTAAATACTTCATACTAGGAAAAGAGCCTACCATACAAGCGCAATTATGGCAATGCCTTCGCCAATTACAAGGGAAAAAAGAAAATATTGATAGCATTCGACTTCAAATCGAAGACACTAAAGATGACGTTCAATTGTTAGAAATTGACCATGAAAGATTGACCGCAGACGTAGAAACCTGTGTTGGACAATCTAAGTTAGCTGCTGATATAAGGTTACGTAAAAGTGAAAGAAAAATAAGATCATTGAAGGAGAGTGTAAATAAACTGGAAAGAAAGTTGGAATTTGAAACACAAGAAGCAAGGTTTTATATTCAGGCTTTCGAAGCTTTAGAGCATGTAGAGCCGCTTAAAGATTTCGATGATTTTGATGCTCAAAAAGAATATTGGGAGGCAATGATAGGCCAGGACTTAAATCTTCGACTTTTGTTAAAACAGCCAATCTCGACCGATTTAATTAAAACCGCTTTAAGCCTTCATGAAAAGTCAGAAATTAAAGAACAAACAACAAAATTGTTGAATACTATTACTAACAAATTGTCAGTGGAAATGGAGAAGGATGAGCCAAAGCAAATTAAATAAAATATCAACACCTGGATATCTATCTGTTTTTCCAAAAGCAAAAGATACGCCTTTCAATCTACATTATGTCAACAATAAAGCTGAATCAACCCTTAGACAAATCCTGTCGATTAACAGTAAATACATTATATTGTCTGATGGAAGTCGGTTTCCAGATAGCGGTATTATCAAAATCACAGCGGCTCATTCGGAAAGCCTACTTACCAATAACGAAATAATATTCTACGGAAGAAAAGTAGGGGATCAGTTACACCTTTTACAACGGGGATATCGTGGTACTTCTCCGATGACGTGGCCTGCTGGTAGCAAAGTCACCTGTCCTTTAATGGCTGAACACCATAATGCAATCAAAGATGCCGTAATGCAAATTCAGAAAAAGATTGGATTAAAAGAAAACCCAACCGCCGATTCCATAAATGGCATTTTAAATTACCTGGAGAATAAATGGTTGTCTCCGAAAGCGGCATTCAAAGCGTATCCAAGAATGGGACCATCGCCATTACCTGTGACTTTCCACAATTTTTCAATAGGTTATCGTGCAAGATTTCTGTGGGATTTTGGAGACGGTGAAACAAGTAGTCAGCAAAATCCAACGCACATCTATAGGACAGAAGGCAAATTTACAGTCCGTCTAACAATAATTGCTGTTGATGGCGCACATGCATTAACAGAAAAAGCCGACTTTATAGAAGTAAATAACGAACAAATTCCATCATTCTTTTATGTTTCGCCACTTCAAGGACAGGCTACAGATGATTTTAATTTTGTTGACCAGAGCAACGGGCAAATAACTGAAAGACACTGGTTCTTTGGAGATGGAATAGATGTGACTATAAATAATCCCAATGTTCACATTATAAGCCATAAATACGAAAAGGCAGGATCATATAATCCAATACTAATGCTCAAATTTACCGACAACAGAGTGAGAAAAGTATTGTTGCCAGATGAAGTTGAGGTGATATGAAGTCCATTAATTACCCTGTTAATTTTGACACAGATGAAAATCTTTATCTGGTAGCAGATGCACTCCAGGTGCCATTAGGATTTGATTATTATCCAGGCCATCAAAACATTGTTGCAGACGGAGACATAAGTAGATTCCCGCCTTCTGGAATTGTCACTCTTGTTGACCAGTGTAGCAATCCAAAAGAACGAGCAGCATCTTTTTATTACACCCACAGAACAAATAGAGAGTTCTTAGGACTGGAACTACTTCCTGATTCAATTGACTGCTTTAAACCAAAGAAGATAACGAAAATAACAATGCAGGCAATGGCCGATCATCGAGAAGCCTTAAAGGATGCGATAATCGCTATAGAAAAATTTCTTGGGGCGAAACATCAAACCGATGAGAGTCCAAAAGGCGACACGATATTTGGCCGACTTAATTTTCTGAAGAAAATCCTGTTTTCTCCGAAAGCTTGGTTTGAAATAGAGAACACAATGGGTGTCGCTCCATTTACCACAAAATTTACTTTTGCTGGCACTGGCCATATCGGACCTGTTGGAGATGTAATCTACATATGGAAATTTAATGAAGAGGAAATAACAACTAGCCAGTCGTTTGTAGAAAAAACT